GTTCTCACGATGACCAGTGTTTCGTTGCTGGAACTAAGGTGGCCACTCTTTTTGGAGACAAGCCGATAGAAAAGATTAAGGCGGGCGAAATGGTTCTAACCCCATTCGGTCTTAAACGTGTTTTGTTCTCCGGAAAGACAGGTACCAGAAATGTGATATCGAAGTTTGGAGTAACGGCTACTCCGGATCACCCATTTATTACGCGAGATGCGGAGATAAAAGCGTTCCAAACGGTTGAGGAGGAAAAATGCATCAAGCTCAAATACCGCAACTTGATAAATCCAATCCTGCAGAGAAGGTTACGTTCAACGGCGTTACCTATCGTCTCATGGGATCGAGGAAGTATTACCTTAGCCAGTCCACCACGAACGAAGGCAGGAAAGCTCCGAAAGGGCTCCATGTGGCTATATGGGAATTCTTCTCTGGGAAAACTGTGCCTCAAGGGTTTCATATCCATCATAAGGACGGCAACACTTTCAATAACGAATTTAGCAATCTTGAGTGTTTATCACGGAATGAACACTGCAAGAAAACTAATTACAAAACTGAAAGGGTCAAAAAACATCTTGACAAGGTGCGGCCGCTTGCAAGTGCATGGCATAGAAGCGAAGAAGGAAGAAGTTGGCATCGCCAGCATGCTAAAGAAAGGCTTCCGACCTTTTATCAATGTGTCTGTTCGCTTTGTGGCTCCATTTTTGAGGCAAAAAGTCCAAACGGAAGGTTCTGCTCAAGAAAGTGTGAAACTCAATACAGATGGAATTACGAGTGCTACTCAGTCACAAAAAAATGTGAAATCTGTGGTCAAGAGTTCACTTCTATCGAGGGTGGAGGCAGAAAACCCAGAACTACATGCTCTAGAGCCTGTAGCCGTAAGCTCGGGTGGAATAGAGCCCGTTTACAACCTGTGTGTGAGTGATGTTCACATGTTTTTTGCAAATGGAGTCTTAGTTCACAACTGTGACGCTACAACTCAGGCATTGAATTACTTCCGGAGTGGAAAAGGTGTCATTTTGACCCGAGAGCAGATGCAGCAGGCACGTTTTAGATTTTGAAAATCATGAATCAACTAGACGAAAACAAACGCCGAAAGATCAATCAAAAGATCATCGATGCGGCAGGCTCTCGCTTCGTGCCTCCTAGGACATCGTTCTCTCCGGAAGAGGCTAAAACGCTCTTTTATCCTCCGATAACTTTGAACACCAAAGAGCCGGAGAAAGAAGAATCTCGTTTCACAAATGATGCCGCGATTGGTTCGAGTTTCAATGCGTACTATGCCTCGTTGACACAGCACGCTTTGGATCTGGGACAGTTCCCGATGACTTCATTCGTCGGGTACGGCGTCCTACAGAATATCGCCCAAAACGGCATGATCCGTACCTGCATTCAGACCGTGGCCGATGATATGTGCCGGGAATGGATCCAGATTGAGGGCGGAGAAGACGAATCGGCGGATAACGTTAAGACGCTCCAAGATCTGCAGGAGAACAAATATCGACTGAGAAGGCTTTTTAATGAAGCCCTGAGCATCGTCGGCTTCATGGGAGGATGCTTCATTTTCGTTGACACCGGAGTTGAAGGAGAGGCTCTAAAGCTTCCTCTCAACTACTCTGACAAATCAGCAGAACTGGTTGGCGAGGATAAATCGGTCAAATTTATTGTCATTGATCCGGTCAATGTTTCGCCTGGCTTCTACAACGCAAACCAGCCGCTCAAAGATGATTACTTAAAGCCAAAGTCTTGGTTTGTTTTCGGCCAAGAGGTTCACGCTTCCCGCATGATCAGGCTCGTGGACAATGAGCCTCCTTTACTTCTGAGGCCAGCCTATAACTTCCTTGGAATCCCACAAGCTCAGATTCTTTGGGATTATGTTCTGCACTGGAATAAAGCCAGAGAAACAGGCGTCAGCATCCTGGAGAAACTGAACCTCACGGTATTCAAAACGAATTTTGCCGAAGCGCTGCAAACTGGCGGCATCGAGCAGTTAGACGCAAAGATGATGCTGTTACAGCGTTATCGCTCGAATGAGGCCATTTTCGCTTGTGACTCTTCCGAGGATCTGCAGAACATCACTCTGACGATCTCAGGAGTTGAAGGCATCATCCGGCAGGCATTGGAATTCATTGCGGCTATCAACCGCACGCCGGCGGTCAAGCTCCTCGGAATCTCTCCGAGTGGTTTCAACGCGACCGGTCAGAGCGATATCCGGAATTACTACGACCACATCAAGTCGAAGCAGGAGCTCAATCGAGACGCAATTCAAACCGTCTTGAAAGCTATCCAGTTGGTTGAGTTTGGTCATGTTGATCCCTCCGTTACATTCAAGTTCAACGAACTGGGAGAGGCAGATGCCGCGGCCACAGCGATCACAGCTAAGACAAAGGTCGACATGCTGGCAGTGCTGCAGGATCGAAATGTTCTGAGCGCTGAAGAAGTCCGCGAGTTTGTCCGCCGTGATTCAGATATGGGTCTGGACTTCATTCCGGAAGAATTGCCGGAGGGGATGGAAGGCGAACTCATGACTGATGATCCCAGTCAGCAGAATGAGCTGATGAACAACTTCCTGAAACAGCGATCGGCTGAGAACGTGGCGCCGGCGCCGAAGACTGATGAAGACAAAGCTGGAGAGATTTTCTAATGAAGACTGCTCGTGCCGTTCAGCCGAACCTTGGCAGACAAGCAAAGTTCAAAAAGAAGCTCGACACCTTCTTGAAGTCCTTCAGAAATAGGATTCTCAACGAGATACTTCTTTATCTGTCTGATGCTGGAGGATTGACCGAGGACGCTTCCTTAACGTTCCGTCCGGACGATCCCCTTGATCGAGCAAGACTTCGGAACATCAAGGAAAAAATCAATCGCTTGGTTCTTCGTGATCCGGATCGATTCCGTCGCAATGTCGATGAATTCATTGCTCGCAACATGGGCAACTGGATGAAAACCGCAGATCGGGAAACACGTCAGATCGCTGAATGGTACGTGAAGAATCTCGCTACTGATGTCTCAACGGCCCAGAAAGCATCACTGCTGGCTGCAGGAGTTCCGGCTTCGGTTTTTGCCTACGAGATGAGGCAGACGCGGAAGCACTTTTTCATTACACCACAGGCAGTGAATGAGCTTCCGCGTATGGTCGCCGACACGACAAGTCTCATCAGCAACATCACAACATCCGAGCTTGCAAATATCCGTGGTGCTTTTATGGATGCGTATGAAGGTCACGGGACCTACTCGCAGATTGTCGAGGCCCTTGGACGATCTTCTTCATTCACGGCTCAACGAGCTCAGCGTGTGGCAATTGACCAAACGCTAAAACTGAATCAGCAGATTCAGCAGGCTAATTGCAAAGGTCTCGGTGTCACTCGCGGAATTTGGATTCACGTCCCCGGCAAGTACACAAGCCGAGAGAGTCACATCGAAATGAATGGAAAAGAGTTTGATTTGTCTAAGGGCATGTACGACAAAGAAGTCGGAAGAAATGTGATGCCAGGAGAACTTTATTTTTGCAGGTGCCAATTCAGGGCCGTGTTACCTGATTAATCAAAAGCGAAAAAGCCTCAATCCGTACCGGTCTGAAATCAAAATCCAGGAGTACGGAAGAGGCTTATTTCGACTTGTCGATATTTTAGCCCGTGAAGAAGAAACGGTTTAGGAGATTTTGAATTTATGGGCTAGGAGCAGAAGAAGTGGAAACAAGTAAAGAAAGCAGAAGTGTTGCACTTGACTCTACAAGCGTCAGAACCGTAGATGACAATGGATTCCTTCATGTCGAAAAATCTCCGCTGACGCGTGTTCAAGTTGCTCCGTATTACGGAAAAGAAATCGCTGGCTGGCGAGAGCTCGGACTTGATCCGGAGAAGATCTATCACGCTTATCGACCGCCTGAAGAACTTAGTTCTCCCGAAACGATTCAATCAATTAACGGTATCCCGATTCATCTGGAGCATCACGATGATCACGGAGCCCCCGAGAACAAACAAACTCGGGTCGGCACTACCGGAACGGACGGAGCTTTTGAGGCTCCGTTTTTAGTTAACTCTCTCCACATTTACGACAAGGACGCACGCAGCAGGATCGAGGACGGTTCAATGCGTGAGCTGAGTCTTGCGTACACGTTC